TGCGTATCTGGTTGAAATGTATATTAAATCTGTCGATGGATTCAGCGGTGATGGAACGTTCTTATCTAAATTTGGAGTGGAGATACGAGATCAAGTAGTATTTTCCATTTCGCAAAGAGTATTCAATCAGGAAATAGGTTCTCAAAATTCACAACCAAGACCTAATGAAGGCGATTTGATTTATTTTCCGTTGAACAATAAATGTTTTCAGATAAAATATGTCAATAAATTCGAAATGTTTTATCCATTGGGTGCATTGCAAACTTGGGAATTGACATGCGAATTGTTTGCATATTCAAATGAAATATTGAATACAAGCATTCCATCTATCGATTCTTTACAAACAAATTTCTCGTTGAATATATTGGATTATGTTTTGAGGGATCATTCCAACAATATACTTACAGATATGACCGGAACTTATCTTATGGATGAATCTTATGTTCCTGAAAAAATAGCACCAGGTACAATAAACGATACACTTCAAAACGGAAGCAACAATTTTTCGTTAGGTTCGAGTGGATTCATAAATTTTAGTACCGACAATCCGTTTACAGAAAAGTCCTAAAATGTTTACACAATTTTATTTCGACTTAATAAGAAAATATATTATTTGTTTTGGAAGCTTGTTCAATGATATACGCATATCGAGAACAGACAGCAATGGAAATGTCACAATGTTGGAACGAGTTCCTTTGACATATGGTCCAAAGGATGCCATGTTGGCGCGTGTTATTCAAGATCCAACTATAAGTAGACCTACCGCGGTATATCCTCTTCCAATGATGTCTTTTGAAATAGTCAGTATGGATTATGATCCAACAAGAAAACTACAAACTGTAGTAAGAATGGCTCACAATGATCCTACAGATAATAGTAAAAGAAATTATCAATATGTTCCAGTACCTTACAATATCAATTTTAAATTAAGTGTTTTGGCTAAAAATTCGGAAGATGGTACAAAAATAATGGAGCAAATATTGCCTTATTTTACTCCTGATTGGACAGTTACCGCTGAATTGATTCCAGAAATGAACATTAAAAACGATATTCCTATAGTATTGCAAAATGTTCAATTGGACGATGTTTATGAAGAGGGATTCAAAGAACGCAGATCGATGGTTTGGAATTTGGATTTTGTTCTAAAGGGATATTTTTATGGTCCAGTAAAAACCTCGAAAGTCATTAAATATACAGATGCAAATTTATATGTACCTAAAAATATAGACGAATTGGTTGGAATTCCAGATGTTGCTGCTATATACAATCAACCAGGTCTTACAGCAAATGGACAACCAACATCGAATGCAAGTCTTTCTATACCGGTAAATCAAATATTGGCAAATAGCAATTATGGTTATGTGACAACTATAACTGAAACACATTGATTGAATATTTTTATAAAGTGAAACAATATGACAGAAGATGAATCTAACGAAACACCAATAGATAAGGCTCTTAATATTGGACCCTTGGTATCCGTTAATAACAATCAAGCTATATCGAGCATATTGGCTAAAGCAGAAGATAACTCTGCAATGGAAGACTTTACCTTCTCAAGAGCCAATATTCGTGAAGTTATTGAAAATGGTACGGATGCTATTTCGAAATTAGCTGTAATAGCAGATCAATCTCAACATCCAAGAGCATTTGAAGTATTAGCAAAACTCATGGATACAGTTGTGGATGCATCTGGTAAACTTATGGACTTACAAAAATCTATCAAAGATTTAGATAAATCGCATGAAATGCATGGTGAATCGTCTTCGCATGTTACCAATCAATTGTTTGTTGGTAGCACTTCTCAATTAGCAGAGTTTCTTAAGAATCAACGCAATGCATAATATATTTATTCAATCATTGTGTCATTGATCATTATACAGAGTTTTAAATAAATGTCAACAGAAAATATACCAAATTATAAGCCTTATCTTGGAAATCAAAACTTAAAACGATCAGGAGTATCTGTAAACTGGACACCCGATCTTATCAATGAATGGATAAAATGTTCTGAAGATATTGTTTATTTTGTAAAAAATTATATGAAAATTGTTCATGTCGATAAAGGATTGGTAAATTTCGTTCCATACGATTATCAAGTTGAAATGCTAGAATCTATGTCTAAAGAAAGATATTGCATTTTTACAACGAGTAGACAAGCTGGAAAATCGACAACAACTTGCGGTTATATTTTGTGGTATATTCTTTTCAATGAAAATAAAAATGTTGCCCTTCTTGCAAATAAAGCTGAAACTGCTAGAGAAATACTTGGAAGAATACAACTTGCTTATCAGCATCTTCCAAAATGGATGCAACAAGGTATTATAGAATGGAATAAGGGTTCATTTCATTTAGAGAATGGATGCAGAGTTCTTGCTACTGCAACTTCGGCAAACAATATTCGTGGTTTTTCTATCAATCTGTTGTTCATCGATGAGGCTGCATTCAT